TACTTAAGAACAAAGTTATTTGCAGAAGATGATGCACCTGCAGAAATAGTCTTAAACATATATGGTCTGATAGTAGAGTTTAGTATTGATCTATCTGAATTATCAATAGCTTTCAATATCTGCGAGTATCTGAATACACCATCGAATTTGTTTAGGTTGTTAAAGTTATAATCACTAATAGTATCTCTGACAACACCTTGTAATTCAACATTTGTTCTATCAGTCAGATTAGGATTATACTTAAAGAATACATCCATTTCTAAATTAGTAAAGTTAGGATCCACAATCTCTGGTGTAATAGAAACGATATTCTTACCTTTTAGAATTGTATCTTTGATGCTTGTTTTTTCATTCTCTGTGAGTGTTGCAGCAGTCAATGGTTTGATTGCAATATAAACCTTACCAAAGTCAACCGGATCATTGTCTTCACCACCCCATGTTGAGATAGAAGATACGTTAGAGAATGACTTAAGAATGATTGCTCTATAGTCATCTGATGTTACAGCTCTGTTTTGTGAAGTAAAGGTTAGCGGTGCGTTGAATCGTATAGATTCCATTGATTCACGATCTGAACCACCAGCTGAATTAGTAACAGTCGTAACTACATATGTAGCAGTAACTAAACCACCCAACGTAGAAGCTAATTCAAAAGTAGATGCACCATTACTTTCACCTGCATGCGTGTATATGTAATCAAGTGTCACAATGTTATTATTAATTGGCTTTCTACCAATAACACCATCACCGAAATACACTTCATACTTACCATTAGTGTTTTCTTGTATGTAATAAATCTGAGATGCAGAATCAACATTCAATAGTGATTCGAAACGATTATAAATGTCATACGTAGAAGCTTCTTCGTTCTCCTGTACTCGAACTCTCAATGTAGAAGTATCAACATCAGCATCTGCAATTTGGAATTTTTGTGATTCAATATCATTGTCAACACGATATAGTAATGACTTATACGTACCCTCAGCAATATCAATATCAGTAAACGTATAAACTCCGTTCTGACCGATAACTGTTTGTGAAGCAAGAGTGACATACTGATATGTTTCACCCTGAACATTAGTGGTTAACTTAGTACCACGCGGTAGAGTTAGTTCAGTAGGAAAGACAGAACCAGCTTCTGCAGTAACAGTAAGATTAATCTTAGCTCGAGGTGCAAGAACAGATCTTGGAACATAACCAAGTAGCTTAGCTCTTGTGACAACGTTACCTCTAATTTGTGCAGAATCAAGGAATGCTTCATTTAAAGAATAGTGAGCAGCAACAGCATTATAGTGAGTATTATACGCAAGTACGTCTAAAAGAGTAGATAAACCACTACCCTCAAAGTTATAATCATTAAACTCTGTCTGCTGTTTTAAATAGTTTTTTAGATTACTTTTAATCTGATCGAAATCAAGTTCCGTTACATTTAAATTAGTTGCCATAATTCTACCTTAATCTGCGTAATACAACTTCGACTTCTGCACTTGAATCGAATTGTTTTATATTAAATTTTACTGTTACCCTATAAGCATTCTTTTCTGATAAGTCAACGACATTAACAAAAGCTACTTCTATCCTTGGCTCTTCTTTTAATACTCGTCTGATGTTATCTTCTAATGCCAATTCAGTGATAACGCCTGCAGGCTCAAACAACAAACCTCTTAAATTAGCACCCAGGCCTGGCTGAAATGGTCTTTCAAAAAAGTTAGTCAAGATTAGATTCTTAACAGAGTTTTTAACTGCCTGATCATCACGCAGTGGCATAATATCTTTTCTAATTTTATGTAGATTTAACTTTAAGTCAAGGTCAGAGTATCCCTTGGAACGAGATACCAACGACGCTTTATCTACACGACCAGACACACTTCTATCAGAAAGGATCTCTGGAGAAGTAATTTTATCGCCTTCGTTTATATTGTAATTTGACATATAGTTATTTATATCCCTAAGTTATTAGTTTGGTGGAGAAGTTGTTCCAGCACCTAACCCAGATGAATCTGTATGTGTATGACTTGCTAACGTTGCACCGCTATCAGTAATAGTACCAGAAGCAACAATAGTTGAATCATTTGTTTGTGCACCTGTTACATGAAGCGTACCGGTAATAGTTGTATTACCATCTATGTTAACAATGTCATTTGATGCATCGATTGATATTGTACCATTCTCTGCAATGTTAATAACTGTACCACTCTTATGACGTATCTCAACCTCAGGTCCGGTCATTTTAAGAGTATGGTTATCTTTATGTGTTATCTCTATTCTCTCAGAACCAGCTGTATTATCATATTCAATAACATGGCCTGCTTCTGTTTTATGTACTTTATTGTCAGGATAGTTAGCACTTGTTTCAGTAGGTAGATCGTTAACACCATCTGTTTTACTTGCAAAGCTACCCATGATAATAGGATCTTGTGCTGAGTTACCATCACGAAAGAAGCCGACAACCCATGAACCTACAACTAATTCATGATTACTACCATTGCCTTTATACGATGCTGAAGTATTAGGCATCATAACCGTAGCCCATGGTAAGTGACGTGTCTCTACTTTTATATCATAATAACCGAATGGTAATACCTTTACACGGTTATTTTTAAGAGGATCGTTTATATCTTTTATTTCGCCTATAAACCAGGTGAATTGTCCACCAACAAACATATCATCATGAAGCATTTAAATTTACCTCCCCAGAATCTTTTTGTATCGTCAGAGTCTGATAATATCCTTTTCCAAACGCATGAGTTAACTCAGTCACTAAGTAAATACCAGAATGAAGTAAATCAACACCTGAACCGTTTACTTCTTCTTGTGGCTTCTTAATTGTAACCTTAATTTTATTTCCAACTCTCATATCAAAGTCACCCGCAATCTGTATTTGGTGTGTCTGATGATTAAAGTTTTCTAAGTGTGCCATCGCTTTAGGTAAATCAGTTGGGGCTGGTGACATATAGTTACGACCATTCTCAAATGCTTTACTGTTCAAAGAAATAAAATAATTCTTCGAATCAAAGTAATCAGTCAATATATTATCACCTATCTTCGCTTGTTCTGTTGTACTTAATACACCATGGCTATTTAATTTTTGCTCAGGTTTATATTGATATATGCTTTTGTTATATGACTTCTCTGCAATATCAATAGTATGAGTAGATGCAGCATATGCACCTTTAGAAGCAGCAACGTACTTACCCTGACCATAGTCAGATACAATATCTCTAATCATAGTTCGTTCTACTTCATAACCTTCTCTTGATTCAAATTCAATATTAGGATTAATAAATGGAGCAAAGGTATATTCATCATATACGTCTTGTGCTAACAAATGCTTATATGATAAACAATTTAATTCACCTGAATTGTAAAGCGTTTGGTAAAAGAAATATGGAGTACCATTATCAAATGCATGTCGCAATATCCATGAAACACCACTTAACACTCTGAGTGTAGGAAATACACCACTAATAATATTCTTCGAACCATCATTAGTAACTACATCTTTATTCAATTGACTCTTGCAAACTTTTTTAATAATCTCAACCGGTGTGCCAGAGAATGCGGTCTTTAATGACTTTAAGTGATTTAGATACATATGCTCACTGATACATAATAATGTATATGCAGCTGCATTTGACTTAACTCTTGTATAATTGCTTATTTCAGAAATATGGCATTCTATCTCAATACGTTTAGTCACAGAACCAGTAGCAGATCCAGCAATTGGTTCTTTTCTTCTCACACCAATAGTAATCTTTTCATTACCGGTTAGCTTAAGTTCTTCCATCATATTAATAGTATCACCAATCCTAATTATTATTGCTAAGCCTGGAGTTGTTAATGATTCTTTAATAGAAAAGTCCGCAACCATGTTTGTAATGTCATACAAATAATTATTCTTATTATTCATAACACTATTAGATTGCAAGGTTACATGCATCACCTCATATGATGTCGGTGTAGAAGCAACACCATCTGGGCCTATTCTATTTTGTGATAAATTACTCATTAATTAATCTCTCAAAGTTTTCTAAGAACTTACCAATGAATTCAGGGCTGATAACTCTAATACGACTTCTTTCTTCATTTAATTCATTAACATACTGTCTATTTGATACATAACTTAAACTTGCAGCAGGAGTAGCGGCTGACTGGTTAATGAAGGTCATGTTAGTATATTCTCTTTCAACCCCATCTTCATCTTTTATGAAGTAATGATGAGGTGCATCAGCGTAATTAAACACCTTAAATGTTTCTACAAAGTCACCAGAAGTCTGGCCTTGTAAGAATTCATAGTTATTGTTTTCAAGACCACCACCACTAAACGCAGCATTGTTTTGCATATCTTGTATAACTAATTGATTCATATCAATATTTTTCTTTGTAAGTGTACCACGTGCACCTGACACGGTACCTAAAATATCTTCACCAAGCTTAAATCTACCAGAAAGAGAATCACGGTAATCAGTCACTAATCCATCGCTGTTACGTACAATAACAGGTTTAGTTGTGATAGCATAACCGTCGTATTCATTTTTAATGTAATCAAATAACTGCTCTTCAGACATTGGCCAAACTTTATAACCGTCATGTAAGAAATCATTAACGACAAAGAACGTCCAATAGAAGTCAGGTGTGCCATACAGCCTTTGACTGACAATATCAGGTCTTTCTCCATTTTTAATTTCGTAGTATGTATACAATGATGTGTCGTCAATAAAATTCTGTAACGGTCTAACGCTACGAAAGATATTGACCATCCGCATGACTGAACCATCTTTTCTCAAGTCATAGTTTACTGTTGGAAATTGTCTGAAAAAACTCATTATTTCTCCTATTTACTCTTTGGATAACTAAAGCTCTGTTGAGCACCATTTTCATCATTATACAAGTCATCTCGAGTAAGTTGTCTTTGTTCTTGGAATGATAGCTGGATATTAATATCGGTCGGTGCACCATCATCATGGAACATGTTAGCATTATTATTATAAGAGGCAGTCATACCAGTTAAATATGAATCAAATATGAATGGCATATATTCATTGAGGTTTTTACCTTTCATAAACTTGATTCTGAATAATGCTGGGTAAGTTAAAGCAAATGTACCTTCTCTTTTTGCGTACATATACTTTCTAAATGTATGTTCGATTTTACGAATAGTCTCAGCTTCTGGGCGGCTTGATGCAACTAGTTGGAATGACAATTGGAATTGACGGATGTTAGAACCTTCATAGGTAAGGGCAGTCCTATTATTGAATGCAACACCTGCTTTTAATCCAAGAGCCTTTGCACTATCATCAGCTACTCCCATCTTTTGCAATATTGCCGAAGTAATACCTATTCCTTCTAATTTTGTAGTATTAACAACAGCACCAAGAGTATTAACCGCTGTGTCTAAAGCACCACTGCTATTTGCGGCGGCATTTGCTCCAGCTGCTATCTTTTCTCCCATGCCTTCGATAACACCTAGGTTAACGTTACCAAAGTTAGCACCATCCCCAGTCGATATACCGGCCGGTACATATAAATGTATTTTAAAAACATCGGTATCAAATCCTTTACCGATTATTTCAAATGACACATGGTCTCCGCCCTTATCTATCTCTGATGCGAGCGTTTCTGGGAATGCTATAATAGAAGACATAATTTACCCTTATAAATAATTATTTAATATATAGGGTTATTTATAATGGCTTACAAGGGAAAATACCAAATAAAGAACACAAAAAAGTATTTAGGCGACCCAACTAAGGTCACATATAGGTCTTTATGGGAAAGACAGGCGTTTAAATGGTGTGAATCTAATTCAAGAATCAAAAAATGGAACTCTGAAGAGATTGTCATACCTTACAAGTGCAAGACAGATAACAGGATACACCGTTATTATGTTGACTTGTTGATTCAATATGATAACAATGAGGTTATACTTGTAGAGATCAAACCCAAGAAAGAAACAAAACCACCCAAAGAACCTAAGCGTAAAACGAAAAGGTACATCAACGAAGTCACAACTTATGTTAAGAACACTTCTAAATGGACTGCGGCTGATCAATATGCCAAACATAAAGGTTGGAAGTTTCAAGTATGGACTGAAGACACTTTAAAGAATCTTGGTATCAAACTGCTGAAGAGTTAATATAAATAAGTATATGGCTAAAAAAAGTTTATTCGACACACTACAAGCAAATGCTTTCCGAGCAGGCGTCACCGCGCGCACTAAAGAATCTCAGAAATGGTTTGCTGATAATATAGAAAAATTAAGAATGCCTTCAAGACCTGCTCTACTGAAGGATACTGCATTAGAACCTACATCGCGAGAGATCGCTGGTAATATGTATATGTATTTTTATGATCCAAAGCATAAGAAAACATTACCATATTATGATAGGTTTCCACTAACTATTATGGTTCAACCAATGAAGGGTGGATTCCAAGGTTTAAATCTGCACTACTTAAGACCAGATATTAGAGCTAAATTCCTTGACGAATTGATGGGACTTGCACCAGGTACATTGAATAATAATACTCGATTGACAAAATTACGTTACGACTTATTGCAATCTACACGTAAATATAAAGAATTTAGACCTTGCTTTAAGTCTTATTTGACTAGTCAGATTAATTCAAGATTGGTAAGGGTTCCAATAACCGATTGGCAAATTGCTATATTTTTACCAACAGAACAATTTAGGAAATCCGGAAAAGCAAACGTTTGGAAAGAATCCGTTAAAATTGCGAGACAAAGATGAATATAGACGCACTAAAATCAGCTATATCAGTACGAGGTGGACTAGCATCAGCAAATAGATTTAAAGTTACGTTTAATCTACCAGGTGGTGTTAACCGTAACATAGATCAACCAGAACATATAACTCTATTAATGGAGCAAGTTACACTTCCATCAAGAAGTATTGCAACACTTGATTATGTGGCTGATAAACAGAGTAATAAGTTTCCATATACACATATCGATGGCGACGTTACTATGACGTTTATCATTACTAATGATTTCTTTATGCAGAATTTATTTCAAGATTGGCTAAAGACTGTTATTGATGTAGAGCAATATAAACTTGGTTACAAGAAAGAATATGTATCTGAGGTGACAATACAATCACTAGATCCGCATAATCAGGTAACACATGAAGTTACTTTAGAAAATGCGTTTCCAATTGATTTAGCAGTTGTAACATTAAATAACACTGATACAGAATACCTTAGAGGTACAGTCACATTTGCATATGATAAATATGTAGTGAAAGACGGTTTTAGTGCAGTCAATGCTGATGATGTGCTTATCGATAATCTTGAGACTAAGAAGCAAACTAAGTCAGAAAGTAATGATAACGCAGTAATCGCTGAACTTCCAACTAAAAACGACGAACAGAAAAACAACATACGTAGAACTTTTACAATTAGATTATAAAAAAACTATATAATTTTGATTGAATGAACAGGAGAAAATTATGGCTTTGCCTATTTTAAATAGCTCACGGTACGAGACTAGAATACCAAGTACTGGAAAGCAAATTGAGTTTCGACCTTTCTTAGTAAAGGAAGAAAAGATTCTAATGGTTGCAATGGAATCAAAAGATAGTAAATTAATGATGAAAGCATTAAAGGATGTACTTAAAGCATGCATATATGATGACATCGACGTTGACAAGTTGACAAGTTTTGATTTAGAAGAAATATTCTTAAGACTTAGATCAAAATCAGTTGGCGAAAAGGTTCAATTAAATTTAGGATGTAGTGAGTGTGGTGCAAAAACACCGGTTGAATTAAACCTAGATAATATTGGAGTGACAAATATGCCTGAAGACAGGCACGTTATGTTAACAGATAGTATTGGTGTTTCGTTTAATTATCCATCTGTTGATTTAGTTACTGAGTTAGAAGTAAGCGGTGCTAAAGAGATGACTCCGGAGCAACAGGTTGAATTAACATATAAGATGATTGTATCTTGTATCGATAATATTTTTAGTGATGAAGAAGTGTGGGATGCAGAGAACCAAACAGAAAAAGAATTACAAGAGTTTATGGATGGTTTAAACTCACAACAGTTTGCAAAGGTTACTGATTTCTTTGGCAATCTACCTGCGTTAGAACATGAGGTAGAATATAACTGTATATCATGTGGTGCTAATAACAGTACAGAGTTAAGAGGTCTCTCAAGTTTTTTTTAATAGGCCTTTCACATGATAACCTAGTAAACTATTATAAAACTAATTTTGCGATGATGCAACATCACAATTACAGTTTAAGTGAGCTAGAAGATATGATACCATGGGAAAGGGAAATATATGTTGCCCTTCTCCAACAGTGGATAAAGGAAGAAAACGAACGGATTGCAGAACAAAATAGGAAAGCAAAGCGATGAGTGAAGAAAAAATAAAAACTAATCCACATCCTGCTGACAGTAACGGTGATGGCAAGGTGTCTGACGAAGAACATGCAATGTATCTTGAGTTCAAACGTAAAGAACTTGATGATGCAGATGCAATGCGAGATGCACAACGTAAAATGGCATGGTTCGCATTAGGTGGTATGTTGTTATACCCATTTGCTGTTGTATTAGCAGTATTAATTGGTTTAACTCAAGCATCTGAAATACTAGGTGATATGGCTGCAACTTATTTTGTAGCCGTTGCTGGTATTGTAGCTGCATTCTTTGGTGCACAAGCATTTAAAGGTAAAAAGTAAATTAGGGGCTAGGAAATGGCTAGAGACGAAGACAAGCAAAGAGGCGGACAACGCAACTTATCTGAAAAACAGGTATTAGCAGGTTTCGGTGGTAAAGAAGCTAAGAAGGCAGCTGAACAGCAGAATAGCAGTTTAGCTCAATTAGTTGAGACCATGAAGGAACAGTCTGGTGACGTTAGAACTCAGGTTGATACCGGTTATGAGATGGAAAGATCTCTTAAAGGTATTGAAGGCCTTATGGCTGATAGTCGTCTCACAGAAGAGCAAAGACGTGAGTCTATAGCTCGTCAAGAAGAGGCTAATGAATTATTAGAATCCATGGCCGCTAAGCTTGATTCGTTGAACCTAGAACAAAAAGATGAAGGTGGTGGCTTTTTTACACGTATATTAGGTGGACTTGGAAGTCTTGCACCCGCAGCTAGTATAGCTATTAGTGGTCTTGTTGCATTAACTGCATCGATGACTGGTTTAGATGATGAATTGCGTGCACTTAAAATTGCTGAAGTATTTAAGAAATTTACTACACGTATTAGCAGATTTATCGCTAATATTAAGTCACTTGGTGGAAAAGCCTTAGGATTCATTGATCGTATTAAGGCTATAAAATTACCTGACTTACCTAAGCTACCTAAAGTATCATTTGTAGATATTGATGGCAAGCCATATGATTTTAGTAAGTGGAAAGTAAAACTACCAGATCTACCTAGAGTTGCAATGCCTGAGATGCCTAAGCTTAGGTTACCTGAACTACCACGTATTGTAGTACCTGAAATGCCCAAGCTTAAATTGCCTGAGATACCACGTGTTGCGTTTCCGGAAATACCTAAGTTAAAACTACCTGAAGGACTTACCCAGTCATTAGATGATGTTAAAGCTAGTGTTAGTAAATTCTTTGATGGTATTCCACGCATCAAGTTTAAATTCCCTGAAGGTCTGACCGGCGAAGGTGGTATTGTAAGTAAGCTTAAAGGTGTATTTGGTAGCATGGATGAAGGTACTGGTATACTGGGCTTTATAGGTAAAACCTTTAGTATGATGGAGCCTTTGCTAACACCATTTAAAAAAATCATTGGTATAATACTAAAGCCATTTGTTCAGATATTCTTATCAGTTATTGATTTCGTTACTGGATTCTATGATGGATTTACCTCTGAAGAAGGTAGTTTTGGGGATAAAATAAAAGCTGGTATAGAAGGTGGTATTAAAGGTGTTATTAAAGGTATTACCGAAGCCGTTGATTTATTGCTTGTAGACCTACCTGCATGGTTCCTAGAGAAATTAGGATTTAAAGGAGTTGCTGACGACTTAAGAGAATTTAGTTTAACTGAACTAGTTGATCCAGCATGGGAATCAATAAAAGAATTCTTTAAACGAGCATTTGAAGATCCAGTTGGCACCTTTAAAGAAGTTACTCAATTCCTTAAAGAGTTACCTAAGAAATTCATAAAGATGCTGCTAGGTGCTATATTGCCACCTCCTGACTTTATGACGATTGAGACGCCAGCAGTACCCTTGTTGGGTATTGATGCTGGCAAGTTTAACTTAAACCCAATTCCGGATGCATTGTATGAATTTGCTGGTATAAATCCTGCAACTGGTGAAAAAAACATATCCAAATTAGAAGATGCGATC